TTCTTCAGTGAGCTTACCATCTGCGGCTGCTCTTTTACGGAAAGCTACAAACTCGTCACCAGTCTGGGCAATCCCATCCCGAAGAGCGTCGATAGCCTCATTCTCAATTCCTTGTTTTCGTAACCAATTATATACATGTCCGATAAGCCATGTTAGGGCTAGTCCTACTAAACCCCAAACCGTCTCACTCATCGCTACATTTTCGATTAATGCTCCCCAGTCCATTTATTAACTCCTAATTACTTTTCATCTTCTGAATATAGTCATCATCAGCAACATTTTCTGTGGGTTGCGGAGTAGAACTACTTCCTTCATATGAGGGGACAACGCTTTGTGCGAAAGTCTTAACAACCTCATACTCTTCCAACTTAACTAAACCGTGAATATCGTGGAGGGAATCCATCCATGATGCAATTTCTGCCCGACTACCTGCTTCTGAAGCTTTGGGTCGAGGTTGGGACTGATCATACTTAGGCCACTGACCTTCCATAATTTTTACAATCTTAAAATCATGTCCTGATTCCAAGTCAGTAATGTCCCCAAAATCTTCATCCAACATTGCAGCAATAACCTTTTTGAAAAGGATCACCCCAATAGATAGAATCTTAACATCTCCCGTTTCTCGATCTACAACATTAAGGTAGTACCGAGATCGAGGTTTAATCTGCCTAGCGAGATCCTCATCCTTATTAGGCTCCTTCCAAAGAGAGTAATAAGTATCGCAGAGAGGACACGGTTCCCCGTGAATCTTTCGGCAATGTACGTTCTTTACTTGTCCGTCCCCAGTAGGGATTCGATGAATACTTGTTTCTGCGTAGAACATAGTGTCCTCATCCTTACCAGGAAGGATTCGCACTGCATTAGTTCCATCTTGAATCCGCAAGAACTTATCCAAAAAATCAGTATTTGCATTCCCAGAACCTTTGTTACTAAGTTCACTGTGTTTTGCTCGAAGAGCGTCCAAATCAATAGCCATGTTAAAACTCCTTATAGTTAGTAGGGCCAGTTACCGTATTATAGTCTATACAATCAGTTTTTTTTGGAGGAACTTTGTTTAATAAAAAGAAGTTCTTCACTAGGTTCAGTAATCCAAGCAGGATCTACATCGTGTAGATCAATGGTATCATATCCCATATTTTTAATTTTTTCTATAGCCGCTAAGGTATCCTCCATAGAGTATTCATCACAACAGCGATGATGGAAAGAAACTGCTACTTGAGCAATATCTAAAGTATTGAGAGAATTGATAATATCGTATTCAAAACCCTCAATATTCATTTTTAAAACATCAAAACCCCCATAGAGTTTAACAAGGGTTTCCACGGAAACCGCTTCTACTTCTTTGTAGGTCTCTTTATCAAATTGCTTGAAATCATCATGAGTGGTATGAGCCGCCATTTCAAAATCTTGGTTTTTTTCATATCTGATCTTAATAATGCCATCTTCCCCACATACTGCCTTTGCCATAAAGCTAAAATTGGGGAAAAGAGACCCTAATTTCCATGCAGTATAACAGGAGGGGACACTGGGATCGCATCCTACCACTTTATGCCCAGCACTTAACATACCTGCCTCAAAGCCTACCTGAGTAATCCACGAAAGACCTAAGGATAGAACCCTTGCTTTCGTTGGCAGCATGTCTAAGCATAGGTACTTAGGATCACTACTTTTATCTTCAGCACTGCCCCCGACTAGATGTAAGTTATATTTATTTTCTACTTCTTGCATTTTATAAAATTTCTATATTATCTGTACAAATTTGTTTCGGATCTGCGGTTAGACGAGAGCTGTACGAGCATGTCCTTCTTGTGGTCCAAAGAGGACACCAAGCCCTTGAGCAGGGTGTACTTAAAAGACGCATCATTGACGCAGGAGGCTAACGTGGAGAACTCCTCTGAGGACTCAACAAAATCATCTAGATCTTTAGCGGTCTGCTTAGTGGACGAAGTTGATTTTCTCTCCTTTCTCGTTTGAGCTACATATTTTGTTAATTCCAAATTAGCATCATCAAGTCTCTTTTTTGCTACAGACAAAAGACCTTGATAATACGAGTATATTGAAGATTGACGAGTAATCTCATCATCAATCTCATGTTTACTAAATTTTGTAATTTCGTCTGCGATGTCCACATAGTTTTCCCATGTAAGATCATCAAGTGCTTCTAACAAGTGTAATGATTTACTCATCATAATTCTCCTCAAAAAGTAAATACCAAAGCTTAGGATTTTCGTTTTTAAACATCAAAAAACTCCTACATACTGCTTCGGTTATAAATTCGTTATCCGATACCACTGAGCCATTCTCTTCCGAACCTCCCAGTCCAAAAGTTTCCATAAGTACATGACAAACCTCATGTATTATAGAGTGTATGGTGGTCCTTTCATCCATTGATTCTTCTAACAATATTTCATGATTGTTAAAATCTGTGACCCCATAACATTTATCCCCCTCTTCTTTTAAGTTTTTCTTAATCTTAAAAGTAAACTTTGCCCAGCCCACATCAAAGCCTTTGGGGAGATTTTTAAGAACTCTATTCACCCTCTACCTCAATATCCTCCCCCTCTGCCATTCTCAATATATTATAATCTATAGTCATAGGCACGGTAAAGCGCGGTCTGCCGTTTCTAGATTTTACAACATACGCTCTCATTCTTCCTTCGTCAAATTCCTGCTCACTTTGGTTCAAAGATACCGCAAAGTCGCAAGTTCTAATTTTACCATAGGAGTCCCCTAGCTCCGCATCTGTAATAATCTTAACAGCACGACCTTGCCTGTTGGTCTGGGTTGCTGTCCACAATAGTACGTTTGTCTCCATCGCTAACCCTCTAAGCTCCTCCGCAATTCTCTGCTGTGCTTGATACTCATGTTGATTCTCTCGTACAGGTCTCAGAAGCTCTAAGTAATCAACAATGATTACATCAGGAGTAAAATCTTCATAGTTATGGAGCTGTACCATCAAGGCTCTTAAAGAGTTTACGTTCGCTGTTCCAGTAGGAAACTCTTTAATAACAAGCTTACTATCAGGAAAATTGTTTTGGAAAATACTTAGGCGTTCTCCAACTTTTAGCTGCGAGGATGCATTCTTAAGTTGGCCTTGTGGTATTAAGGTAGCCACCGAATCGAATCGTTGGGCGATCTTGTCTTCAGACATCTCTAACGACACATAAAGAACCTTACGCCCCTCCATCATACTTTGGATAGCCTGATTCACTAACCAAAGGGATTTACCAACTCCAGGAGGTGCTATAACCATAGCCAGTTCCTTATTTCCCAAACCCCCCTCCAAAGAGCGGTTAAGAGCGGGTAACAAAGTCTTATATTTATCCTGCTCCTCTGAATTGTAGGTTCTGTCCCACCTTTCTCCAAAATCGGAGAAATACGTCTGACCTACATCCACACTCCTACTAACCGTCAAGGCTTTTCTAACAAGCTGCTCGGTTTCTTCCATCCTATCTTCTTTAATAAGAATCAAAGACTCTTTAATTGCCTCCTTCATAGCCTCACGCTTGGCAAAAGTCTCAATTAAATCTAAATAGTATTCCTGTCCGTCTAATGCAGACGTATCAAGTTTATTAATGTACTGAAGTTCGTCAGTATAATCATGTAGGGACTCCCTCTCAGCTTTGGTTTCCCTGATTTCTTGTTCAATGAAATCATCAGTAGGTAATTTCTTATACTTCTCGTAATAATCCCGCACCACAGAAAAGATTCTTCCGTGTACTGGAAACTCAAAGTAACTTGGTTGTACTAAATTAACAATTTGCAGGTAAAAATCTTTATCTGATTTGAGGAGATACAAAACTCCTCTTTGAATATTTTCGCTAAATTGATACATGTCGTCCTCTATTTATTGTGGTTTGTATTTTTTGTGTGGGTCAATCCCTGCCTTATCATAGTGATTGGCCGAGAGTTTTCGGGAAGCATCTAATTTATCAGCAAGTTCTCCTTCAGTTAGCCGTCTACCACCATTATCCTTGATCCATTGATCAGAGGGGGTGTACTTCGCATAAGCTTTCCATCCATTATCCATTCTCTCCTTACTCTCTTCTTGAAGTTTAGCATTAATCTCATCCGACCCCCCAGTTTTCTGCACCCCTACAGCGCAAGTCCAACCCGCACCTTTAAAATGTACAGCAGGGGCACCTCCACCCCAATATCTCTCTGATAGCTTCTTGCACTCAGGACATTTAGTCTTTTTGGGGTTTGTTCCTATAGAGTAGTCTCTTTCCCAATAAATATTACAATCATCACAAACCCATTCGTATACTGCCATGTTTAATCCTCTTTAATTCTTATCATGCTCCACACTCCCCACCTGCAAGAGAACAGGCTTCTCCTGTTTCGGTCCCTTGCTCCCTCTCGCCACTCTCTCCCATATATTTAGTTATATTCTCGTCCGAAAGAGTAATTGCTTCTAAAGGCTCATTACCTTTTGACCCCGCTCGATACACAGTTAGCCCCTTTAAGTAGGGTGCATAATCTAGTGCTGTTTGGGAGAAATCCTTAGGAGTAGCAGTTGAGGGTAGATTTATAGTTTTCGATATGCAGGAATCAATATATTTCTGAATGGTAGCCTGAACTCTGATGTGATCCTCTGGGGTAATATCATACGCCCCCACAAAGTTTTCAATGCTCTTATTATTCTTATAGTATTCCTCAAAAAGGGGATCAACTACAAGCTTTTGCTTCCAAATATTATTTTGTCGGTATCTACGGTGGTACATTGCGGAGAAAATAGGCTCAATGCCTGAACTAACCCCATGAAGCATTGAGATAGTTCCACAAGGAGGAATAGTAAGCATCACAGCGTTACGAATCCCATATCTCTTAATTAACATTCGGATTCTAGCAGGTAAAGTTTTTGCAAAATCCTCACTAAGGTACTTCTTGTAATCAAACTCTGGGAACGGACTTTTGTCCCTCGCCAGATAAATTGACATCTTGTAAGACTCGTCCCTAATCGTAGTAAATAGCCTATCCAAAAACTCTAAACACTTCTCACTCCCATACTTAATCCCAAGTTTGATTAGCATGTAGTGCATACCTATTACCCCTAGTCCAATCCTGCGGGAACGGTTTGCCACAGTCTTACACTCCTCAGTGGGGAACGCATTAATAGTAAGAACATTATCTAGAAATCTAACACCCGTACGAACCGCTTTAGCTAATCTCTTCCAATCCACATTACTACCATCCTCCAAGACCATATTGTTTAGGTTAATATTACCCAGACAACAGTTACCGTAAGAAGGTAGTGAGATTTCCCCACAAGGATTAGTGGAATCTAGCCTCTCAAAATAAGAAACATTGGTATATTTATTAGCAAAATCAATATTAAAAATTCCAGGATCACCAGACTCAACAGAATTCTTCCAGATAAGATCCCAAAGTTCTTTTGCCTTCATATCATTCAGCCTAATAACCTCAAAAGTATCTCTCCAATCTTCCCTGTGGAAGTTCTCCGCTCTAACCCTAACATCTTCTTCATCAAGACCGATGACCCTTACTACTTCTGAGTCGTCCACATCCCCCTTCTTACACCGAAGAAGGTCATACATGTGGTATTCTTTGTTATTAAACGAAAAAAACCAGTCCTCATTTAGTTCAACTGCTTCGAGAAATCTGTCCGTTATGGCTACAGAGATATTAAAGTTATTTAGCTGGCCTTGGTCCAACTTAACAGAAAGAAACTCAAGAAGGTCAGGGTGGGTGATATTGAGGATCCCCATGAGGGCAGTCCTGCGGTTCTTACCCGCTCGTACATGCTCTCCCACCTCATTGATCATCTTCAGGACCGAAACGGCTCCTGGGGCTGAATTAGCCACACTACCTATGTGATCGCCTTTGGGACGGAGCTTGGACACGTTAAACCCAACTCCACCACCAGCACAGGAAATCTTATACATATCCTGTACGGTTCTCCCTATGGAGTCCACACTATCTTCTGGGATAATTACATAGCAGTTAAGTAGGTTGTGATGTCCACTATTTCTACCTGCTCCAAAGATAATTCTGCCTCCAGGAATAAAATCCCCAGACCCCACTACATCGTAAACAGCTTTTTCTACTTTTTCCTTGTCTTCATCCCTCTCAGCAGAAGAAACGGTTTTAGAAATAACCTTAGCTCTTTCTGCCCATTTTGTCTCTCCAGGATATGCATATCGTGATTCAAAGATTTCTTGACCAAGAGTGGTCAACGATGTAATTGCCATTTATTTATTCCTTTATGTACGAAATACCTTTGTCTTTTATGATAGACAATCGGGGCGAAGAATCGAGAAGAGTCTTCAAATATTTATTATGAGTTATAACGAAGATAGTCTTGGTCTTCTTAAGTTCCATCAATAGTTGATGAAGACCTTGTATGCCTTCTTCATCAATATTTTCAGCCACTTCGTCGAAGAAGATTAAATCAACATGAGACTTGTCCGTTAGAAGAAGTAAGTCTTTTAGCCCAAGCATGATTGCCAAGTTTACCTTACGTTTCTCACCACCAGACAGAGATATATACTGAATCAATCTTCCATCGGTCTCTATTTTTTCGTTTAATTCTCTATCAAATTCTACAAAATACTTAGAGTTTGTTAAGTATGATAAGTAAAAATTACACCTATCATTAAAATGCTCTAATATATTATTAATAATATGTTTTATAATCCCCTGCTCGGAGAACGCTTTCTCCCAGAAGCGCATAACCTCATACCAAATCTTATTAAAGTCCTGCTCCTTCCTTGCCTCTTCAATTGAATCTGATAGTTCCTTTTTTATGTCTTCGTAGTTTGTCTCATCCCTGCACAAGTTCTTATACTCTAAAATAGAAGAGAACTCTTTTGAAGATACTTCAGGACGCTTTAAATTACTCAGCAGAGAATTAAGCTCGTCATTGTAACTGTCTCTATCCTCCTTCATAAGAGTTAGATTTCTAATTCCCCTATCTTTATCGAATGAAATAACCACAGTCTGTCCACACTCACCGCACGGCTCTTCTTTCCCAAAACTCTCAAGCTTATTAGAAAGCTTATTTATCTTATTAGAAAGAGCAGCCACCTCCCCCTTAATATCCCTAATCTTTATGTTGTTTTGGGAAAAGGTATTCTCCTCTTCTAAAATATCATCTAAAGACAGAGACAGTATGTGGTCATTATAAGACTTAAATTCTTTTTTTGCTTCTTCTACCTTATCAATTTTTTTATTAAGGATATCTATATTCTTACTGTTCTCTGTTATTACCGCTTCTTTTTCTTTTATACCTTGATAGAAGGCTGATTTATTAGAGCGTATCTTATCCCGCATCAAGAAAATATCATCAAGATTTAGAAAGGTTCTGATGATTGTCCTCTTATCGTCCGCTGAAGAGTCTAAGAAGTTAACATCATTAGATTGCCCAAAAAACATGGAGGCTAATAAGACTTTGTGATTAATATTTAGAAATGAATTAATGTCTGCCTGTGTAGCTATTACAGAATCTTTGGTCCTGTTTTCTTTACCTACAAGGAACTCAAGCTTAGTTGGTTTCTTTTGTCGGGTAATCACTATGTCTTCATCGTTGTGCGTTATATGCACCTCTACC